TACAAAGGCCAAGCCATTCTTTTTAAGAAAAGCCTTCAACTTTTCTTTGGAGAAGTTGTTGAGTTTATGAGATATTCTCGTTTTTAGCCAATTGATCATAAGTTTTTTGGTGGAGGTGCACGGAGTCGAACCGTGGTCCTGAGAGTACCATTGCAGGTTTTAATCCCAGTCGAAACCCAAACCACCCCCATTTAGTGGTTGACAAGAGACAGAAAATCAGTTATTCTTATTCTATGTCGTATTCTTCTCTTATCTTATACTTTTTCTTTAACCCTTTAAAGGTCTGTTCATTAATACCTAGTATTCTGGTGGCTTCTTTGTTGGTTTTCGCAACACTAATAGCTGCATTATACAACGCTTCCTTTGTAATATCAACCATATTCGACCATAAATTAAAACCATACATCTTGCCGTCGGTGAGACGACTAGAGCATTCTAATTTAAGACCTATAATTTCCTCTAAGGTAAGTGCAGAGAGCATTACTTCGAATGCTTCATTGGATTTTCCTTGGTTTCTCAGTTTGTTTGAGAATGATAAATCGTTGCAAAAACCTTGGGAAGCTGACTTCCGTGGTTTCATTTATAATAAATTTTTGATAATATCATCTATATTAAGATGTTTTATGACTTCTTCTAATTCAATATTGGCGATATCGTCTTCGGGCTCTTCTATAGAAGCCTCTTCGGCTTCGCCCGACGCGGTGCCCGGACCTCCAGCCTCAGCTTCACCAGCCTCCGGCGGCGCCTCGACGTCGATGCTTAACTCATTTTCAAATTTATCAAAATATAAAGATAAATTCTTGATAAGATATTCCTCGAACATTGCAATATCCTCAGGGTTATCTAAATCATCAAATGTAGTTAGAATGTTTTTTTCCACATTGTGGAAATCTGTAAAGGCACGATTTCGACCAGTCTTGTCCTCACCATTTAAACCAAACTCTTCTTTTTCATCGACTTCGATCTCTTCTTCCTCGCCATCATCTTCGACGTCGATAAAGTCTGGGTCTTCCTCGGGCGCTCCCCCTATTTCAATATCTACGTCTTCAGTTATCTCTACGTCTTCGCCGGCCCCCTTGCGAGATTCTTCAGGTGCAAGAGAAAGCCCGATAGCGCTCAAAATATGGTTTTTATACGAAGTTCTTTGTTGGATATCAGTAGTCAAGGACTTATATCCTGTTTCTAAAACAGACAAAAGGTTAGAATTTCGCAGCAGATCCTCTAAGGCATTAATTCCCGTACTGTCGTGCTTGGCTACAGCTGCGACGGCGCTTTGGCCCTCTTTCAACAGGTCTCTAATAATTGATCGCAACTCTTTCTCTTGGGAGCGCGCTTCCACCAAATTTTTCGTTCGACGGCGCTGGACTACTTTAATAGCCTGTCGAATATTTTCTCTTAGCATTACTTCTTCAGCAATATTTTTACGATCAATCATTGTTAGCCCACCGATATTCCTAGTAAATAGTCCATTACTTCGTTTACCAGCTGTTCTTCCGGGAGGAAATTCTTTTCATGGCGCTTCTTCTTCTTTTCTGAACCTGCAACGTCCGGCGCGCGATGGGCCGCAACTGCAGCTGATCCAAGCGACATAGCTGCTATCTCTTTGAGCGAGCCTTGTAGCATCTCATAGATTTCTTCATCAAACCACCCCATTAGTGTTTCAAACTCTTCTCGTGATGCTTCTTTTAAAGCTTGTCTGAGTGTTGTACCACTCATTTCTCCAAGGCCCGGAACATTGATTTCCACATGAGGCAAGACTCCGATATTCCAATCATATCCCTCTTTGGTCGTACCACTAGTTTTCTGAAACCTTGGATTCTCTTTCATGTCTTTGCTGCCCACAAAATATTGTACTTCGACTTCTTCTGGTGGGCCCATATCTTCATATACTTCTTTAGCATAATAGGGATTTCTTACCTCAACTATTTGTGAGGATGGTATACCGTGCGCTTCCATTATAGACTTCTTTTGTTCAAAACTTAATGGAGAATTAGGTCCCATGTTATTAGATGTAGCCACAAAAGTGTTTTCAATACCATTTTGGACAGCTAGCTCTTGGTAGGTTTGAAAGTGATGTCGTCCCATTGGCTGGAATCGCCCGGGATAGATTGCGATCGATCTCTTTTCATTTTGTTCATGCAGAGCCCAATTAACAGCCTCAGACAAGGCTTTTTTTACATTCCTCGCCTCGGCTATCACCGTTGTGAGGGGAATTCCTGACTGCAACATCATGAAAAGATTTTTGTTTGTTCTCTTAGTGGGCGGAAGATTCTGAGACCACTCTACAAGGGTTTTAGTGGTAGAAAAACCATTTGTCCCCCAATAAACCCTCAGGCTTTCATTTTGGGAAAATTTGTCACCCTTATCGATCATAAAATTGGCCCGACTAAACTCTAGCCGATCCACGAATTTCACTCCGTTGCCTTCGTGATCTACCGCTACATATCCTTCTGGGTTGGTAACTGTTAGATCGCCCGACCCGTCATCGATAAAATGTTTTGTATTATAAACAGCATTATTATACTTGGTGATGAATATGTTTTTGGCGTCGAAAAGAAGACGAGAGACTTCAAAAAGATTTAAGATATCTTCCTTTTTATTTTTAAAGGCCTCTAGATCTTCCTCGCCTTTGTTAAAAGCTCGCATCTTCCCTTTTTCACTCTTTAATTTATCTACGCGAGCCTCTAGTTTGGCGGAGTACCATCTTAAAAATCCCTGGAACGACCTCTCCGGGCTTTTGAGAAACTCCCCGGCTTTAATCTCACTATTAATATAGATATTTAACAGATCGGACGGTATATCGTTGTAGTCTATTCTTGTGTTAACTTCGTCGGCTTTTTGTACTAAACTGAGCACCCGTCGCTCTTCGTTTTCAGTAAGAGTAACTGTGCCGGTGTCATCCGTAAAAAATGCGTCATCAAACCAAATTCCGGGCACTCGGTTCAGGCCGCTAACATCTGCTCCGAAACTGGCGCCGCTATCAAGACTATCATAGGTTGTGTGAAAAACAATACCAAATTTGGACTTGCCGATTTCTCTTCCCAAATCAGAATCCACCGGAACAGCATAAACAATTGTGTTGGGTTTAAACCGATAATGGGGCTCACCGTCAATTTCGGTGACCTCCAACATCTCGTCATCAAACATAAAATCACCCTGCAGAATGTTTGTGATTCCGAGAGAAGGTAAATATTTTAATGCTTTAGTTAGTTTGTCAACAAGCCCAGGCGCATGCCCGTGATTCTCAACAATATCCTCCGGAGTGTAATTAATCTTAGGAACCTTATTAAAGATAGATTTAGTTCCAACAAAGAACTTGCCATTTTCAGGATTGATCCCTGCAAATATAGCTGGTGCCCCATCCCACTTAACAGAAGTTTGAACGTGAGACTTAGAATTTCCTTTTAGGGTTTCTAACAATTCTAACAGAAAGGCGCGGGCCATATCATAGCCCCGGGGCCCTTGAGTGAGAACCAATTCTTCAAGGTGTGTAAGGTGGGTATTGGCGGCGCCTTCTTCTAAAAGAGACATTTTGGCTCTAGCGCTCCTTGGATTCTTCTAAGACTTTGACCTGTTCTTCAAGAACATTAACACGCTCTTCTAAGCGCCTGGTATGGCGCCGTACTTCTTTGAGGTTCGCCTTTGCTACTTCGATTCGACGCTCATCCTTGCGTGTTCTAGGAGTAATAGATTGTAAAACCTCGGAGACAGACTGGATATAGCTGGCCACACTAGGAGGTCTGCTCTCACCTAATAAAAACTCGCGAGTCATACGTCGAAGGTCCACGCTATTAACTCTCTTTGCTTGTGGCGGTTTTTTTAGTAGTGGTGCTTTTCCGACTAGTGGTGCGGGAAGAAGTCTTTTTCTTGGGTGGTGAAGCCGGTGCGCTTTCGACAGACTCCTCCTCAAGCACTGGTGCTTGTGTTGCCGGCGGGAGCTTTGATTCGTGATGAACTATCCATGGGGCTACCATTTTTATTCCTCCTCTTTCTTCTTTTTCTTCGGGGCTGTTGCCTTTTTTGCAGCTGCGGCCGCGGCTTTGCGCTGCTCTTCTGCCTGTGCAGCCTGTCTTCGGGCTGCCGCCTCATTGAGGGCCCTCTCTTCGGCAGCGCGCACTGCGTTAGCCTCCTGCGATGCAGCCTCTTCTTTTTGTTGTATGGCTAAAAGCCTTCTACGTTTAACACATGGTGCAACCATTTTATTTACCTTCCTTTCTAACACGCGCAATGATGCGTCTAGTAATTTCTTTTGCTTCTTTTACGGAGATCTTCCCCGATCGGTTCTCCTTTTTGAGGCCCAATATCGCATCGTCTGAGGGATCGCGATTGCCTTCCTCATCATTATGCTCTTTAGAGCCAATGTCTTCATCTCGATAACTTGGGCAGCCCTCAACGATTTCAGAGTCCGCGTTATCGGGACACCCACATCCTGGCCCATGAGGTCCAGCATGACCTTCATCGAGTTCATCCTTGTCGTCCCGAATATCCTTGTCAAGATCATCAATATGCTTTTCATCATTTCGGATATTACGAGTCAGATTCCGGTCCTCTCGTCCGCGCGAGTCTTCTTTCAGAAGCCCCCACTTTTTCATTAAGAGCGTATTAAGCTCATTATTTTTCCACTCTTTTAATGACATTTTTGGTTCTCCTGAGTCCGAGAAGTCAATCTCGATGTTAATTTTTCCTGTCTTAATTAGGTCTTCGAAGTCTCTAAAGATCAAATTTCCTTTAGTATAGGCCTCCTGCTCCATTTTACGCAGATGCGGATCTTTTTGAGCATACCCAGCTCCAGTACTGTTTTGTCCGGTAAAATCACCTCGACAGTTTTGGGCATGATGTACAAGTTCATGAGATAATGACCTCATTACATCTTTTGGATGCCGACCATCAATGTATAAAACCACTTCCATCGACTCTGGATCATAGTAGGCTGTCTTACCCAGCATTACTCCCGCATTGTCTTGATCACTTTCAAATCGAATTGTAGCCGGTTGGTCAAACCCCAATTGTTTCTGGGAGTACGGAAAGAAGTCGCTTACAAACTGTTCGAGATGATATACATTCGCGATTGAGTTGTTTATACACTTATGCATTAATATTAATTAGTTGTCACTAAGAGAAACAGCAATCCCCACAGATGATACACAAATATAGAAATGTAAACAAGATTAAGACCTAGTAAGACTCTAAAGATTGTTCTCGTAAATCTCTTTCTAAAATAATAGAGGATCCAAATTCCAACTGCGCTAAAGCCTAATTTCGCTATCACAAATAAGAGAGGTGAAATCTTTAAAAAGAAAGCCATTATGGGGTTGGCTTCGTGACCCAAATCATTAGCTACCCAATATATGGTAGCAGTAAGATCGATAAGAATGAAGACTGTCAGGATATAAACTAGCCGGACAATTTTCCTCATTCATATTACTCCTTGCGTGACTCCATCCCGGCTTGCAAGGCCTCAGCGATTCCCAGGGCTGAGAGCCAGCGCGGCTGTTGCCAGAAAGGTACGAGCATATGTACTATCATCGCAGCACCACCCAAGAACAGGAGACCAGAAAATTTAGCTGATCGCCTAAAGTGAGATAACCACCCTTCTGCTTTAAAATGTGCCCAGTCCCACATATCTATAATCTCCCTTGTCCAGGGCCTTTATCATATGTAATGGCCTTGAACGCTGCTTCTAGTGTCTTCGATGACTTCAGAATCTTATCTTGTACCCATGGCTCAAGATTTTCATCTCCTTGGAGCATATCATGGAGTTGTTGAGCCTGTTGAGACATATGGTAAAGGGCCCTCTTTATCATTTCTTCTTTATTTTCCTCGGGATCGCTATGTTCTTCGTCCGGAGTAGTCCCTTCGGTTCCCTGCGTAGTCCCCCCTTCGAAAGTCGCTGCATCCTTTAACGAGGAACCGCTATACGGGCCTTCCAACAGCGCGCTGTCATTTTCGAGGATGACCTCCATAATTAAGCCCTTCAGTTGGCTTTTGCTGATTTTCATGTTTCTTCTCCTGTTGTGGCGGCATCGGGATCCTTCTTAATCTTGTTAAGAAACTGCGTCAAGAATGCCGATAGTAGGGGCCGGTATTTAACAAGATCTACTTTATCAGCCACATCAGTTAAAATATCTTCGACCTGAAGAAGAATTTTTCTCTCTTGATTGTCTACACCCTGTAAAACCTTCCCGCTGCCCACATCAGCGCCTTTCTTCTTAGTTTTTTGTCCGTGCGCTGATTGAGACATAGTGCCCACGCCAAACCCTTTCAGTTCCTCGGGGGCCTCCTGGATTCCTCCCTCGGCCGACCCTGCGTCTCCGGAATATCCGCCCATAGAGCCTCCAAAATACTTTTGCATACGGGGAGGAGGAGGAACCACCATCTGGTCGGGCATTGGATGTGCACCTGATTCTTGCAGGGAATTTAGGGCCCTGCGTAGGCAGGCTGACGCCTTAAAAGCGTGTTCATAGGCCGAATCAAAGATGGGAGCATCAAGTGCCTCTACTAGCTGCTCAGTAGCTTCGCGCGCAGCCAAAGCAATATCATACATTTCATTGGCTTCCGGATCACCCTGATCTTGCTCCGGTGTCTCGGTACCAGCCGCCGGCATCCGAAGGGGCACATCACGAGGAGCACTCGGTGCCATAACGCCTCCAGGCCCGTCGGTCCCAAGTTCTTGGAGTACTAATGTTTTAAGTTGTTTGTAATCTATGGTCATTTTTTAATCTTTTCCCTGATCAATTTCGGGAAACTTCTTCTTCACAGCAGCACGAACCTTTGCTTTTTCCTCTGAGGTTCCGTGTTTTGCCACCATGCTTAAGGCCGACCGCGCATGGCTTTCATCAGGAATGGGATACGACCCGGCCTGCTTGCCTTTTGGACCGTCGCCCTTCCCGGGCAGCGCAAAATCACTATCAGGAAGAGCTCTCCTTTCGGCTGCGGAAAGATCTTTTTCGTCTAGCTGCTCTTCTTCGTTCGTCACCTTATCCTCTTTTATATCATCAGGTTGTCCGCGCTGTCCTCGTGGCCAACGCTCGTTAATGAAGCGCTCCGCAAAGCTCTCTTCATGAGTTATTTCGTCTAATAAGGCCACCGGATCGAGGTCAAACATTTCAATAGCTTCTTCGTTAGTCAATATAACCTCAACTTCTTCTCGAATAATCTGCATAATTTCTGACTTTTTCATATCACGATACTCCGGCGTATAATTAATTAGTTGTTTGTTGAGTGTTTATCAATTTCTTGCATATGATCTTTCCATTTATCACGCAATTGCTGAGTGACCTCGCCTTCGACGGGCACCCGCACGGCTTCAATGCCGGCCGCCCACGCCGCAGCAACCTCATCGTCGTCATCGTCCCAGTGTTTTGTGACGCCCAGTTCCATTAGCTTGTCAGCCTTAAGATTGCCATAGGTGTAATGAACCTCATCCACGGGTAAACCAAATTCTTGAATTGCCTCTTCGGGGGTGGGGGCGAGATCCCAATCGTACTTGGGGCGGTTAAGTTTGCTACGAGAAGTAACAATGATAACTTTGTTTCCTTGGGCAGCTAAATCTTTTAAAAGAGCAATGTTCTCTTCGTGAGGACCAAGATATTCCACATCTCCATCTTCTAGGGTGTGATAACGTATGAGGGTGTTATCGAAGTCGAAAGAATAGAGATTCTGTTCGAGGTTGTCTTCCTCAGTAATGTACTTGCGCCATTCTGTTAAAATCTGTTTCATTATTATAAATATACCTTTTCATTCATTTACAGTATAACAGAGTGAAAAAAGATGTCAAGAATTATTTTACGTATCATCCCAACCCGCATCAAAGACTGAGGAATCAATGATTTTGAAGTTACTCTCACTGTCGTACCCAATATTGCCTCTGCCAATCTCATATTTATCGATATTGAACTCGTGCATTGCTTTGCTTAGTTCCTGGTAAGCAGGTCCTGCTACTGGAACTAAAAGATCTTGCACTCGCGCCGCCTCCAGGTCTCCCTCAGTTTCATACCCTTGGCGTGGTATTATTGCCCTGTCGCCCCCGCGAAAAGAACTCATAATCACTTTCATGATATGGAGGGGATCGGCGGGGTTGATGTTCTTGGCCATCCTCGAATTCAGTATGGCCTCTTGTTCTGTGGGAAAAGACTTATCAAGAACTTTTTGCATATCCTCCATATAGATGAGGGGAGATGCCTTATCTACTACAACCCAAGAGAAGTCGTCAGCATGTGCGTATGCCCGCGGGAAGATAAGAGGATACCGCTTGGCGGTATTGAAATCATCTTCGTTCATTTGCATCTTATAATCATCGGGCTCGTGAATCATCTTGATAACGTGGTCGAGATCATCAACCGGCTGATAGACGGCCCGGAAGGAGCCGCTGCCCAGTTTTTTGAAGCGTCCTGACTCTAGAATCTGGTGGATCTCATCGAAGTCATCAGTTGCTAGGATTTCTTTGAGCCAAGGGAAATGCTGCGCCTCATCCTCGGCAAGATACTTCCGCCAGTTTTCAAGTAGGAGTTTCATTCAATCTCTCGCAGATCAAGATTAAGGCTTGGAATGGTTCCCATAAGGCGTTTGGCGCCAGAGGGCCCTGCTTGACTTGGATCGGCGGCAAAAGCAGCCTTCTCTTCAGGAGGGGGCTCATAAAAATCGTGTTGGATAGAAGCGGCAACATACACAAGATATTTAACTTCTCGATCTTTGTCCTCTCCTGGTGGTAATTCAAGAGCAGCCATCAATTTTGGAATTACCGATTTAACCGCTTTTGCTTTTGCTTCTTCTTCTAGCCGATCAACGGCTTCGTCTCCCCACACTCTACCAATATCTCTTTTGATCTCGCGACGAAAGTTCTTGACCAGGTCGCGACCTTCGCGATCAGCGGCGTGAGAAATTTCATTCTCTTCTATTTCATCGGGATTCATGGCCGGACTTCCGCCGAATTCTTTAATCAGATACTTCCGCCAGTTTTCAAGTAGGAGTTTCATCCTGCTCCCCCAAACATTCTTTGGAACACCTCTGGGGTTTCTGGACTGTCTAGATCTAAGATTTTTGCTTTTATTGTTTCGACTTCCTCATCGATTGCTTTTTGAAGACGATGATTGCCGTCTAAAACAAATCGGTATTGTCCTCCACTCTTTACAACTATAATCGGATAATCCAAACTGGCAGCCGCCACTCGGTCCGCTCCGCGTGTTGGCAAAGGCGGTAATTGTTGCGAGAGTTCTAAAACATTAATATCAACAGTCTCATCGCCTAGATAATCAACCACATCTCCGATTGTAACTTTTTCATCGTCAGTTTCCCACGATGTATCGCGCCAATCTTCTTTTATATATTGGCGCCAGTTTTCAA